CAAGGTTTTAGACTACTTATTTGCTCAAAGTGCGTATGCTCGTGCTTTGATTGAGCGTGGTGAAGATGGTGGAACAAACTCTTCTGAGGCTTATGCCTTGTTTAGAGGAATGCTATCTGATGCCATTGCATTGGAGTCCACTCGTTATCCTGAAGACAACTTTGTGGCGGTCTAATGGCAGCACAACTCCAAAGTTATAGTCTCTCAGCACCAGGCTTTTATGGCCTGAATACTGAAGATTCACCTCTTGATTTAGGGGCAGGCTTTGCTTTGGTTGCGACTAAGTGCATCTTGGATCAGTATGGTCGTATTGGTGCTAGAAAAGGTTGGTCAAGGGTTAACTCTTCCTCTGGCAATCTAGGTGCTAATGACGTTGGTGTTATCCATGAGTTAGTGCAAAACGATGGAACTCTTACAGTTCTGTTTGCTGGCAACAACAAGATATTTAAACTTGGTGCTTCTAATGTGGTGACTGAGTTGACCTATGGTGGTGGCGGTACTGCTCCTACCATTACTGCATCTAATTGGCAATGTGCATCTTTAAATGGGATTGCATACTTCTTTCAAACAGGTCACGATCCTTTGATCTATGACCCCGCTGTCAGTATTACCACATTCAGACGAGTCTCTGAGAAAACAGGCTATGCAGGAACAGTTCCTTTAGCAAACATTGCTATCTCAGCGTTTGGTCGTTTGTGGGTGGCTAATACATCTTCTGATAAAGTAACTGTCACCTTTTCTGATCTGATTGCAGGTCATGTATGGAGTGGTGGTACTTCTGGTTCATTGGATGTATCCCGTGTATGGCCTAATGGTGCTGATGAAGTAATGGGTTTGGCAGCTCACAATGATTTCTTGTTTATCTTTGGTAAACGACAGATTCTTGTTTATTCTGGTGCTTCTACTCCAGCTTCTCTCGTTTTAAGCGACACAGTAGGCTCTATTGGATGTATTGCAAGGGATACCATACAAAGTATTGGTTCTGATGTTGTTTTCTTGTCAGACTCAGGTGTTCGTTCATTGATGAGGACAATTCAGGAGAAGTCTGCACCCCTAAGAGACTTGTCTAAAAATGTTCGTTTTGACCTAAATTCATCATTAGCAAGTGAAACATTGGCTAATTTGAAGTCTGTTTATTCAGAAAAAGAAGCCTTTTATCTACTTGTTTTACCCGCTACTTTTCAAGTTTACTGCTTCGATACCAAGCAATCTTTGCAAGATGGTGCTTCCCGTGTAACTAAATGGGACTCTATTGCGCCAACATCTTTGCGTTCTTTGCGTAATGGTGACTTGTATATTGGTAAGAATGGGTATATCGGGAAGTATGGGACTTATCTTGATGACACCACAACTTACCGATTTTCGTACTATACAAACAACGCAGACTTGGGAAACCCAAATCAGATTTCTATCCTTAAAACTATTTCAGCAATTGTAATTGGTGGATCAAATCAGTTCCTAACAATCAATTGGGGATTTGATTACTCAGGTGCTTATCAAGCGCAAAATATTTATATTCCTACTCAAGCAAGCTATGAATATGGAACTGCTGAATACAACATTGCAGAGTACACAAGTGGCGTACCAATTAAGACGTTGACTGCCAATGCTTCAGGTGCGGGAAAGATTGTTCAAACGGGTTATGAAACAACGATTAACGGGGTTTCTTTTTCTCTACAAAAGATTGAAATTCAAGCCAAAGATGGCAAAATAGCCTAAGAGGTAAATTATGAGTAATTATACAAAAACCACTAATTTTGCGAGTAAAGACAATCTTAACTCTGGCAATCCTTTAAAGATTGTTAAGGGTACTGAGATTGACACTGAGTACAACAATATTGCTACTGCTGTTGCGACTAAGACAGACAATGCTTCTGCCGCAATTACTGGCGGTACTATTGTTGGTATTACAGATTTAGCGGTTGCTGATGGCGGTACAGGTGCTTCTACTGCCGCTGGTGCATTAAATAACCTATTGCCTAGCCAAACATCTGCTGCTAACAAATATCTGCAAAGCGATGGAACTAATGCTTCTTGGGATGCGGTAAGCCTTTCTACTGCTGACATTACAGGAACTTTAGGTGTAGCCAATGGTGGTACAGGCGTAACTAGTTCTACAGGTACAGGCAATGTAGTGTTGTCAAACTCGCCAACACTGGTGACCCCCGCATTGGGAACTCCTGCTTCTGGTACGGCTACAAACCTTACAGGTCTACCGATCTCTACTGGCGTAAGTGGTTTGGGTACTGGTGTAGCTACTTTCTTGGGTACTCCTAGTTCTGCTAACTTGGCTTCTGCCGTTACTGACGAAACAGGATCAGGTGCTTTGGTGTTTGCCAATAGCCCAACATTGGTCACTCCTGCCCTTGGAACACCCGCTAGTGGCGTTTTAACGAATGCTACTGGCTTGCCTATCAGTACAGGTGTTTCAGGTCTTGGAACAGGCGTAGCAACCTTCTTAGCGACTCCTTCAAGTGCAAACCTAATCTCTGCCGTAACTGATGAGACAGGAACAGGATCATTGGTCTTTGCGACAAGTCCTACGCTAGTTACGCCCGCTTTAGGCACTCCTTCAGCTTTGGTAGGAACTAACATTACAGGTACTGCTTCAGGTTTGACAGCAGGTAATGTAACAACTAACGCTAACTTAACTGGTGCGGTCACTTCTGTTGGCAATGCAACATCTTTGGGTTCATTTAGCTCCTCCAATCTTGCAGGTGCTTTGACAGATGAAACAGGTTCAGGTTCAGCAGTATTTGCAACTTCACCTACTTTGGTAACTCCTATTCTTGGAACACCTACCAGTGCAACTTTAACAAACGCTACAGGACTTCCAATTGCCACAGGCGTATCTGGTCTAGGTACTGGTGTGGCTACGGCTTTGGCTGTGAATGTCGGTTCTGCTGGCGCACCTTTAGTCAATGGTGGTGTTCTTGGAACTCCATCTAGCGGTACTGCTACAAACCTTACAGGCTTGCCTATCTCAACTGGTGTGTCAGGATTGGGTACTGGTGTAGCTACATTTTTAGCCACTCCATCAAGTGCTAATTTGTTGGCGGCTTTGACAGACGAAACAGGCACAGGCTCTGCTGTTTTTGCTACTAGCCCTACTTTGGTGACTCCAATCCTTGGTACGCCTACAAGCGGTACTTTAACTAATGCCACAGGCTTACCACTTTCCACAGGTGTAACAGGAACATTGCCCGTAGCCAATGGCGGTACTGGTCAAACATCTTACACAGATGGTCAATTGCTAATTGGTAACTCAACAGGCAACACACTTACAAAAGCAACATTGACTGCGGGAACAAACGTAACGATTACCAATGCTGCAGGTGCAATTACGATTGCCGCTTCTGGTGGTGGTGCTTCTGCCGCTACGCCTACTGTGTTGGGTACTGTTTACGGAAGTCAAACATCAGGTAGCGGCTCACCCTTTTTATCCGCTTATGGTTACAACGCAGGTAGTGGAAACACAGGAGTTTCAAACTCGGCTTTTGGCGCATTTGCTTTAGACGCAAGCCCAAGTGGTGAGGCAAATAATGCTTTTGGTGTATCTACATTAACAGCTAATACTTCTGGCGCAAGCAATTCAGGCTTTGGTCATAATGCTTTATCGTCAAATACAACTGGAAGTTTCAATACTGCGGTTGGAAGGCAAGCATTGGATTCAAACACCACAGCATCTAACAACACTGCTGTAGGTTATCAAGCCGCTTACGCTAACACTACAGGCTCAGGAATAACAGCTATTGGTAGCAACGCATTAGATGCTAATACAACTGGAATTAACAACATAGCTGTTGGACTAGATGCACTTGGTGCAAACTCTACGGGCGCATACCATACTGCTGTTGGTCATTCTGCTCTTAAATCTAACACTACAGTTAATTTTAATGGTGCTTTTGGTTATGCGGCCCTTCGTGATAACACAACAGGTACATCAAACAATGCTTTTGCATATGCGGCTTTAATACAAAACACCACAGGGTCAAATAACACGGCTTTTGGCGATTCATCTTTGTATTCCAACACCACAGCATCTAACAATACTGCTGTAGGTTATCAAGCGGGGTATAGCAATACAACTGGAACTGTTACTGCATTGGGTGCTTATGCTCTTTTTGCAAATACAACTGGGGCATCTAACGTAGCAGTTGGTGGATATGACGGCACAACGCCTTCTGCTTTGCGTTTTAACACAACTGGTAGTTCTAACGTAGCAATGGGTGTGGGCGCACTCCAAGCCAACACTACAGCATCTAACAATACTGCTGTTGGTTATCAGGCACTTACAGCAAACACTACAGGATCAACTAACACTGCTGTTGGTGTTAATGCTGGTTTAAGTATTACAACAGGCTCATCTAATATTTGCATAGGCAATAACACTGGTCGCACAAATACAACCAGTTCTGGAAGTGTGTTTATTGGTGAAACTGCTGGCTATTACACAACTGGCGCACAAAACACATTTGTTGGCGCACTCAAAGTAGGCACTGCTGGATGTGGACAAGACGTTACTACTGGTGCTAAAAACGTAATCATCGGTGCTTACGCTGGTGGTGCTGCACCTATTTCAGCAACAGGTAGTAACTACATTGTTTTATCTGATGGTGACGCTAATGTTCGGGGTGTGTTTGATAACTCTGGTAACTTCTTGGTTGGTAGAACAGCAACATGGTCAGGTGCTGGAGATAATACTGTTGGAATTTCTACAGTATCTTCTGCTGGTCAATTAGTTGTTAATGCTACAGGTGCTGTAAATGCTTTTGTGGTAAATAATATAACTACTGACAATAGCATTATTTCTATTCGGCAAGCAAATACCGAAGAAGGTTCTATTTCAATTTCTGGCACAACTGTTTCATACAATGGTGGTCACTTATCACGATGGGCGCAAACAACCACAACCAAAGACGAATCAATCGTTAAAGGTACTGTGCTTTCAAACCTTGACGCAATGAATGTTTACACAGACGCTGAAGGCAATCCTGTTGCTAATGAGCAGTTAAACAAAGTCAAAGTTTCTGACACAGAAAGCGATGTAAATGTGGCTGGTGTGTTTGTTAACTGGTCACATGATGATGCACACAATGTTGACGAAATCAACATGGCTATGACAGGCGACATGATTATCCGCATTGCTCAAGGCGTAACTGTTGTTCGTGGTGACTTGCTTATGTCTGCGGGTGATGGAACTGCCAAGCCACAAGGTGATGACATCATTCGCTCTAAAACTGTTGCTAAAGTAACTTCAAACCATGTTACTTGCACATACGCAGATGGCTCATATTGTGTGCCTTGCGTTTTAATGGCTTGCTAATCTTTAAGGACTAACATGACTACTGAAACACTAACCCCCGAACAAATTGCACAGCACTACTCTGCAGCAATGGATAGCGTAAACCTAATCAATGGTGGCAAGCCAGAAGGCATGACAGATGCTGATTGGACTGCTTGTCTATCACGCAATAAAGAACACTTGCAAATTATGTTGGCTAAAGACTTTTGGACAACTGAAGACCTTGCACCATTACAGGCAGCATCCGCTTAAAGGAAAATATCATGGCTATATCTGACGCACTTGCTTGGCGGTTAAACAGTGGTGGTACTGCTGATGACCTCTATAGCGATATTCGTACATTCTTGGGGACAAACCCAGATGCTGCTGCAACACAAGCGGCAATGCGTCAGTATGGCATTTCTGGTGAGGATGTAGCCGCTGCTACAGGTGGTGCTTCTGGTGGTTTGCTAAGTGGCAATATCTTAGCGGGTGCTAGTTGGAATAGCTCGAATACAGCTTTACAGAATCAACTAACTGAAGCTACTGGTCAAGCCACATCTAACTATGCGGTTGCAGGATCAACTACAACTGACACTCTTAACCAACTAAATACATATTTAGCGGGTGGCGGTCAGTTTGACCCTAACGCTACTGTTTACTTGCAAGCGGGTGGTGTTGACTTTATTACTGGTGTAGACAAGGCGGTTGTTAAAGATAACTTAAACCAGATTGTTAAGACTCTTGGCGATCAAGGTGTTAATGTTGTTCTTACTGGCTCACCTTATGCCGCATCTGTGCAAGATGTAATTGACAACAAATTTGATCCTAAAGTTGACCAGATTTTTACAGATGTTGCCAAGGCTAACTCTAATGTTGCTTTGGTTGGTACTCAGGGTGAGATTCTGCAAAACAAAGCATTGTTGGTAGACGCTTTACATACCAATGCTGAAGGTACGGCAGTTTATAACCAATCAGTTATTGATGCTTTATCTCAGTTTAAGAATGAAGTTCCATCTAGCACTCCGCAAGCTATTGCACAAGTTTATCAATCAAACACTGTACCTGTAACTCCTCCAATTATTACTCAGGCCGCTGCTAGTCCTGTAGTTGCTCAGTCACTATCTGCACAAATACAAACACCAGAAGTTGATTATTACGCACAACAATTTGCACCAGATGTATATGGAACACCTGTTACTCAGTCAGCAGCTACACAAAGTGTTGATAGTTTAATTAGAGCTGGCAATTTAAACCCAACTCAAATAGCTGCCGCTACTGGTGTTCCAATTAGTGAAATTATTACGCAAGCAGCAGCTTTAGCCCCAATTCAAGGCTCTACAAGACTTGGTGATACATATGTAAGCCCTAATTATGAAATCATAGGTTCTGGTGAAGACCAACAACTAGGTGGTATTCAAAGTATTGGCACATCTAAAGTTAGTAGTGAAGTTGGAAGTAGAACTGAACTTTATTCTCCAACTGGAGAACTTACGAATGTAGGAACTTACAACAAAGGGCCATCATTCTTTGGTGGTTTAGCACAAGCCTTAAATGACCCTGTTGTTCAACTTGCTTTTTTGGGTTTAGGTGGCGGTGGTGCTTTAGGTAACGCTTTAGGTCTCACAGGCTCTACAGCACAAGCAGTTGGCACAGGACTTTTTAAAGGCGGTACTGCTGCGGCTGGTGGTGCTGATATTGGAGAAGCGTTAAAAGTTGGACTTCTTAGTGGTGGTTTGGTTTATGGTGGTAATGCGCTTAATAACTACTTAACTACAGGCACTACTGCTGAACCTTCTATTACAGAGCGTCAATTTGCTATTGCAGATGCCAAGAACTTAGCAAGCCAAGGTTTATCAACAACTCAAATTGCTGATACGTTGGCGGCTGGAGGCTATAACGAAGCAATTATTGATAGAGCAATAACATCTTTGACAGGTTCTACTGCATCAACATTGCCAACACCAGGTGCTGTAAACATTACAGGTACTGCTACTCCTACAATCAATGCGGGTCTATTGAGTGGTTTGGTTGTTCCAAAAACTACTCTTTCAACTCCTACTGCAAGCACTGCAACTACTACTCCAGTAATACAAGGCGGCACTGTCAACGTAACTGGTACAGCACAACCACAAATGGTAGATCAAGCAACATTAAACTTAGTTGCTAGTCAGCTTGCTTCTAATTTGGGAACTCCTGCTAATTTAGGAACTTCTACTAATTTAGCTAATGTTGAGATTACAGCAAATAGACCTGCTACAACTACAGAGATTGCAAATGCAATTCTTGCGACTGTACCGAATGTAACTCTTCAACAAGCACAAACTCAAGCTCAAGTGTTGATTACAAGTGGTCAGAACTTGACTACCAATGATTTGATTAGTGCTGTATCTTCTGTATCTCCAAACATTACAAATAGTGTTGCAGAGCAGATTATCACTAGCACAAACTCAACTGTTATTCCTTCAATAGTTAATTCTTTAGCGGCAGTTACTGCGTCTACAATTCCTGCTAGTTCGATTCCTACTAGTACGATTCCAACACAAACTATTACTGCTCCAAGACCATCTACTATTACTAGTGATTTAACAGCGGCAGCAATTCCGTTGATTCAGCCAAGTACGCCATTAACATTGCCTGAAATACCAAGGCAAACAACAACGCCAACAGCATCCAATCCTTTGCTAAACACAGCAGCCTCATTGGGATTGTCAAGTTTGTTAGGCCCATCTGCTGCTAATTTGATCTCTGGTGGTCTTGGTACTGCGGGTAATCTTTTGCAAATGCAAACATCAAGAGAAGCGGCTCAACGAGCGCAAGCAATGATTGATGCTGAGACAAAAGCGGCTAAAGATGCGGCTCAGTTTAGACCTATTGGCATGACCACAAGGTTTGGAACTTCTCAGTTTGGCTTTGATCCTGTAACTGGCAGATTATCAAGTGCAGGTTATAACTTAACACCTGACGTTAAAGCCCAACAAGATCGCTTCATGGCTTTGTCTAATCAAGGTTTGACACAAGCTGAACAAGCACAATCTCAGTTTGCTCCTCTCCAAACAGGCGCACAAAGGTTGTTTGGATTGGGTAATCAGTATTTGGCTCAGTCTCCTGAAGCAGTTGCTCAGAACTATCTCAATCAGCAGATGAGTTTGTTGCAACCAGGCAGAGAACAAGAGTTGGCTGCTTTGCAAAACAGACTCCAACAACAAGGTCGTGGCGGTCTTTCTGTGGCTCAAGGTGGCACTATGGGTGCTACTACTCCTGAACTGCAAGCACTTTATAACGCTAGGGCTGCTCAAGAGGCTCAATTGGCGGCTAATGCTCAACAAGCGGGTCAGAGGGATGTATTGTTTGGTGCGGGTCTATTGGGTCAAGGCTCACAAGCTATGGGTCAGTACTATGGTGGTCAACAAGCCGCTTATGCACCTTATACAGCCGCTTTGGGACAAGCACAAACCTTGGAGACTTTGGGTCAACAACCATACAACATGGGTGTTAACTTGGGTCAGATTGGCTCACAAGCAGGGTTTAATGTTGGTCAACTAGGCTTAAAAGGAGCGCAATTGAGTGCAGGTTTGGCAACAAGTGCTGATGCAACACGCAATCTTTTGGCTCAAAGTTTAACTGCCGCAGGAAGTCCTAACGCTCAGTTTGGTCAAGCAATTGGCAACACGCTTGGTGGATTGTTTGGTGGTGGATTGCAATCTGCATTTAGTGGAACAGGTTTAGGCTCTTCTGGTTTTGGAACTGGTTTAGCTTATGGAAACCAAGACCTCGGCTTATTCTTGTAAGGAATCATCATGGCAGAAAATATCGTAGCGGGTCTGTTTGGTTTGACTCCACAAATGTATCAAAACCAACAATACCAACAAGACCTAAATCGTGGTATCTCGATGGCACAACTATCGCCAGGTGCTGCGGCTCAAGCGGGACTTCAGGCTAGTGTTGGTCAACTAGGTCGTGGCTTTGCGGGTGCTATGGGTATAGAAGACCCTCAGTTGAAGATGATTAGCACTCGTAACGCTATTGCCCAACAGATAGACCAGACAAACCCTGAGTCGATCCTAAAAGGCGCACAAATGTTGGCACAAGCTGGTGACCAACAAGGTGCTATGGCTTTGGCTCAATATGCTCGTCAAGCACAGAGTGAGATAGCTCAAGCACAACAGCGTTTGGCGGCAGGTCGTGCATCTATGGCAACAGAAGCTAAGACTCAACTGTCTATTAAACAAGAAGAGAAATTGCGTGATGAGTTGTCTAAACTTCCTGAAGGTGCTACACAAGAGCAAATTCTTGGCGTAGTAACTAAGTATGGTTCACCAGATAAAGTATTAGCTGCTTTACAAGGTTCTGCTGATAGAGCCGCCCAACGAGAAGCTACGCTTACATTAGGTCGTGAAAGAATCCAAGCTAAATTAGAGTCTGACCTAAGAGATGCTAAAAATGATAAAGAAAGAGAAGAGGCTCGGATTCAAGCAAGAAAAGAACTTGCTCAATTAACTGCATCATTAGCCGCATCATTAAAAACTCCTCCTGCACCTAGTTTGACAACAATTGTCAATCCAGAAAATCCGAATGAAACAATTACTGTTGATGCAAGGGTTTACAAAGGTGGTGGCAAAGGTGCTGAAGGTGTTATTGGTGCAGGTAAGCCATCTGCTGCTCAAGAAAAAGCATCGTTGTTAAAAGCACAAATGGGCAAAGATATTGATTTTGCTATAACTGAACTTAGTAATGTAACTAAAGAGGGTGGGCTGATTGACCAATCTACAGGTAGTGGCGCAGGTCGTCTTGCTGATATTGGTGCAGGATTCTTTGGTCAAGCAACAGAAGGTGCAATAGCCATTGGAAAACTCAAGCCAATTCAAGATTTGGTGTTGAAAATGGTTCCTCGTTTTGAAGGCCCACAGTCAGACAAAGATACTCAATCGTATAAAGAAGCGGCTGGTCAATTGGCTGATCCTACTTTGCCAACAAAGATTAGAAAAGAAGCTGGTAAAACAGTTCTGCGTTTGATGCAATCTCGCAAGAATCAATTTGTGAGTCCTGAGTTGGCATCTGAGGGAATTGCCACCACTCAACCTTCTGTTGGTACTGGTACTGCTCAAAATCCGATCGTTTTAAAGTGAGGAAATAAAATGCCCGTATACCAATATGAAGGTAAACATTATGATTTGCCAGAAGGTCTTAGTAATGAGCAAGCAATTGCAAAAATTCAAGGCTACTTAGGAATCAAGCCTCCAGAATCCGATGAAACTGCTAGGTTGGCGGCAAGATTTCCTGCGCCATTGTCAGAACAAATACCTGGTTATGGTAAACCTGTTCCTGCTGCTAGAAATCAACTTAATTTAAGCACAGGACAATTGGCTTATCGCAACATTGCTAGACCAGTAATTGCTCCAACAGTTGAGGCAATGGGTGCTGTTGGCGGTGGTTTACTGGGAACTCCAATGGGGCCAGCAGGAATTGTTGGTGGTGCAGGTTTAGGTTATGGTATGGCTAAAGAGGCTTTAAAACTAGGTGATATATACCTTGGTGGTATGACTCCAGAAGAAGCGCAAACACAACCTGTTAAGAATGTTCTTGAGGGTGCTACCTATG